ACTGAGCTAAAGAACCGATGATTTTATTATAACATAATCAAAGCAGAAACTTTTAAAATATTTTGATACAATGTTTATTATGGTGTGGACAGCTCGCTACTTTGAAGCGCCTGATAAGTTTTTTATGGAGTAAACATCGGTCTAATCTCTCAAATTATTCCGGGACTGGAGGTGTAGAACCTATGGTTACATCTAAAAAGAAGGACTTTGTTATTTTTATTGCGATTGCTACTGCAATCTCAATTCTACTTGCTGCTTTAACTAAATTGTTACAAGCTTACGGTAAGTATAAAATTGATTGCGCAAAAGCTTATAGTATTAAAAAAAGTGCCCATCGCAAACAGCGATAGACACTAATGGCAAGGCTCCGAGACTTATCGAGCATTGGGAACTGCAATTCCTAATGCTTTTCTTTTTGAGCTAGAGTTAAACAAGACAAACAGGTTGGGCGATAGATAATTTTTTGACCTGATTCATTTAACTTACGATATTATACACCATTTTGAACATATTTGTCAAAGATAGATGTTCTGACTTTCACTGACCAATATTATATTATATTTTGATACCGACAAAGATGTCAAGAGCAAACCGCATAATATCAAATATTCGTGAGGTCAGCAATAATAGGTAAACCCGTGAAATTCGACGGGGTTGGATTTAATTCGGAAAATAAAAAAACGCCCCGGAGGGCGAGAATGTTTATTTTTTTATATTTTCTTTATAAAAAGTAACTGAGTTGAGTTTGTTTGACCAAGAACTTGATATCCATTTGAAGTATAAAAATCAATCAACTTTTTTTCATTATCGCACTCAAGCCAAGCAAACCTTCCTCCAGAAATCCTTTGAGCTTTATAAACCTGCGCTTCTGCTAAAGATAAAAGCTCTCTACCATCAAGCGTTGCATCAACGTTATAATTTTTCCCTAATTGTCCAATTAGAATAGCTTGAGGAGAAACCGGAGGTATAATATTTTTTACATTAAATCCTGGCATTAGTTTCTTCTTCATGCTTATTGAAAGATTGCACCAAGCTTCTTTATCAATCACAAGAGGCTTGTTTGCAATCGAAAAATAACCAATGATTTGGTTATTTCTTAATATTAAAGTTGTTCTAGATATATTGGCTTTCTCGAAATAAATTGACTTATGTTTAAGAAAGTCTTCTATATCATGGTTTAAACCATTATTTGTGAATGGCTCCACAAAATTTTCTATTTCGTTTTGCTCCCAGAAATCTATCAAATCTGATAATGAGAGTAAATAAACATTATTTTTCATTTAACGTGAGTTTTTTTCTCAAATTTTGAATATCACTTTTACTAGCAGTTTTATATGCACTTGATTTAGCCATCGTATTTTTCAATGGAGTTGATTTAGACAGCAATCCATCAAAATTCTTAACCATATCATTGTTCATTTTAATAGTATTTGTGAATGTGCTTGTTGCCATATCATTTTCCACCTTTCTTTTAAAGAAAATAACCAATAAACCAAAACTATCTGTATTCTCTCAGATTTATTATAACAGAAAAATCTTTTTTTTCAACAATAAATACATAAAAAATTTACCTTTTCCGTGTTTTTTTACGTTTTCCATGTACTTTAGTACTAAAAAAACGGAACTTTTGTTCATCTTTATTACAAAAACAAAAAAACACTCCTCGTTAAAGGGGCGCCATGCAAAAACTTCTGAAAAAACATTCTCATTATACCCTAACGAACCAAATATTGCAAGTAAAAAAAGCGCCTAGAGTATTAAGCGCTTAGGAGTATTTATGAAAAGTTTCCTTTTCGGAGTAATTTCATTATACTCCTTCTCTCTTCCCTTGTCAACGAAAAATGTATGGAGGCCGAGAGGATTGTTTATCAAGATTTATGAAACTTATGATTTGGATCGATACGGCAAATAACAAAGTACCCATCATCGTTATAATATCCAAATATTCTAAATGCAGTTTTTCCTTGTCCAAAATGAATTATATCCCGCTTTTTCCCGTTTACTAGCTCCTCAAAACTCGGCTTACCTTTTGTTCTTAGTAATTTACTCTCTGCATTGGTTATAGTTAACCCCTTTCCGACAGTCTCATCTATAAATTTGTGAAAAACTTTGACGGCTTCAGGCTTTAAATCTTTGAATTCATAATTATTAAATAAGTTTCCAGTTAAGGCTATCTTAAATTTCAGTTGATTTTTATCTAGTTTCGTTCCTACACTTTTAGATCTATCATTATTGGTTAATCTTACTGGCATCAGTCACCGGAATATATACTTTTATAAAAATTTGCCATATCTTTTTTAGATATCTTTTCTTTGCAAACATCGCCTTCGTCTACCTGCCCTCTGAACCGCGCATTTTTCCAAGGCGCTTCTACATGTGTTTGGGCTTCTAAAGCATTAGCTGACATTTCTCCATAAGTCAGCCACACAGATTCCAATAAATCTAAAGTTTTTTCATCACTTATATTGACAGGGCTGCTATTCTGAGGGATATTATTCCAGCCAAAATCACGATATTTCTCATATAATTCTGGGGAAACTGGACCATGAGCCCATGCTTCAAATTCAGTATCACTTACTATAGAGGTGCTTAATAAAGCATTGCTCCATGCTTCTGCATAATACGTTAGTTTTTGGAGTTTTTTAGATGTCATAGATTCTTTAGCCAAAAACCAGTTAGCTATTTCAAAAATAGAATATACCATGATCGTACCTCCTTTAAGTTTATTATAGCAAAATATATTTTAATATCAACGTAATTTGTATTTTTGTTATCGTTTTTTTAATATAAGCTGCTTGACAAATTTTATAATAACAATTTATATTGAGAACATTATTTTATCCTATCTCAACAAAAAAATACCCGCACGAAGCGGGTTTTAATTTTAATTGAATTGAATATATTTAGTTGGGTATAGCTTATCCCATAAAGCAAACTGGCCTTGTGTTTTGGATTGTGTCGGGATATCTTTACCAGTGATTTGTTTGTAAGTCCCTTTGTAATGGTTAAAAGCGGCTTCTGCGTTTTTTCCTGCAAAAGCAAGCGTATTTTGTCCATCAAATAAGAGTGAGCCTCCTGTTGGTTTTCCGTTTGCGTCTACTACGTTGAAAATATAAATCATTTTTGAGTTCTCCTTTGTTGGTTGATTAATGTTATTGTTGGTATTATTTTGAGTTCCTAAAACATGCCACTGTTCTGCTGTAACATAGAATAATGATTTATCAAGTGGGGTGGAACTAAATTGCCAACCTGTCATGTGTGAAAAGTTTCCGATTGAATATGGAAATTCGCAAGGATTCCAGCCTACATCTTGTGAAGTCGGATATCCCGCAAACCAAAGCCAAGCTGTCGAATGTACCGACGCAGGCATTTGAGCCATATCATTTGAATTTCCATAAACACCAGCTTGTAAACCTGTTTTTTCATAAATACGGTTTAAGAACGTTTCAGCCCAAGCCCCGTTTTGATAGGCAGAATTTTGATATTCTTCCCAGTCGAGAATTAAGTTAGGAGGATTGCTTCCATTTAAGTAACCTTGTACAGATTGGATAAAGTAATCCGCTTCTGCAATCGCATCTCCTCCCCCAGCATAATGGTAAATTCCCCATGGCATGCCTTTAGAAATTGCTTGTTGAGCGACAAAATCACAATTGGGATTAACATATCCCGTCCCTTGTGTCGCTTTAACAATGACGCCATCTTCTCCGCTAGAACCAACGATATAATCCCCTTGAGCGGAGGAAACGTCCACAAATTTTAATGTCATTTACTCTCCTTCTTTTTTTGTTTGACTACCAATGTATGCCGCAAAGTTATTGCTACTAACTTTTACTGAATCTGGTGAAATTTTAAAAGAGCGCACATTTGCGCCTTTTTCATTTTGGGTTGAGTTCAAGTTCATTAAAATTTCCTCTTATTTTCTAGTGCGGTATAAATCCGCCTGTTTGAAATTTGCAATAATCACACCGTTTTCTACGGTTTCACCCATGAAAATCAGCGTGCGATCATGTTTGTGTAAATAAAGCGTGTTGGATTTGTCAGTTTTGAGCTGAGCCATACGCTCCTTGCCGTCTACATCAAAGATGTTAACTTCATACTTTTTCATTGAGCAACATTACCGCCTTTTCAATAGCGCCACTGATTTGTTCGTTTGAAAATTTTTCAAACAAATTATTTGCTTTCAAGCGTTTAACGACAAAATCCATTGCCTCCGCTTTTTTCTTATCGTTAGTGTCGTCTTTATAGACTGTTGCCGATTGAGCGACCGCTTGGTCAACCCATTCAAGAAAGAGTTTCACATTTTGGTCTTTTGTTTTCGCAATCAGTAAATCAAGTAGTTTGTCAGTAACTTTTGCCAACAAACGAATCAAGACCCCGAGAATTCCTAGAGCCGCTAAAATTTGAAACCAGTTTAAAAGTTGTGTCATTTGAATTTCTCCTAATATTTAATGTTGTTTTTTCTGAGCAAGCCCTCAAGCTCCTCAACTTTTTGTGTCAATCTCCCAATTTGTACTGCCATTTCGCTAAGTTGCTCTGTTTGCTTTGCAATGAGCAAATTTTGAGCGTCTAGTACTTTACTAGTGGTCGTCACATTGTTATCACTCTTTGTCTTCAAAAAAGCAAAAAAACCAGCAATAAGCGCACCACCTAGTGTTGAAAACAAAGGGATAAGCAATGAAATATTCTCTTTACTCATTCGAATGCCCTCCTTTCAGCTTGTACGAGGGTTCAAGCCATAACGTTATACAGCATTTGACAAACACCACCCAGCAGAACATTGACAGTAGCGTCACTCTAGGAGCTGTAAAAGTGAGGTCTGATAGACTAATAGATAGCGCAAGGGTAAACCAGACCCCAGCTGTCAAAGTGACCAGCACCAGCCGAATATAGTGCCAGTAGAAATCCCAGAGCACATTGACAATAAGCAAAGTTCCTAAGACGATGAGAAACACCGAATAGCCGTTTGATTCAAACAACCTAACCGTAATCGGCAAATGCTCGTTGAGTTCTAAATAACCGAGGAAGAAAGCTAAACCTGCCATAATTGTTTCAACCCCCGTCCATACCCAAAACTGGTTTTTAATAAAGTGTTTTTTTAACATCGTTTCCCCTTATTTTTCTTTGATAAGCCCTCCGTCCAATATTGACCGTCAAAAGTACGGTAGAGTGGCTTTTTTGTATAGTCAAATGTAATCTACTACTGACCTTACGGACACAACGTCTCCAGAACGGTTAAAAGGTGTTCAAATGACCGCTTTTATGCTGTGCGTTCCCACATATATGCCGTTCTAAATGGCTGCCAGTTTGCATGGCTGGTATTATCACCAGCTGTCTTTGCGACAGCACCTGTTTCGGAAGCTGGTAGTTCCTGGGTATCTGTGATAGTCGCTAAGTCTCCAGTTCGCCACGTGTTAGGCGATCCGTATGTAAGACCATAGTGTTTATCAGTTGTCGAATTTAATGCCCCGTTCAGAATCATTCTCAACGTGTGATTATGGGCTGTTAATGGGTTAGTACTCCCACCATTCAAATCTGGGTTTGCAAGTGCCGTGTCAGCTTCATCAACACCGACAAGGACACGCCCTTTAACTCTTACCCAAGTCCCAACGCCAAACAAAGTTGCTGGGTCAGTTGGATTGTTAGAAGTATAGTAAGAGCCGATGGGATAAACCAGATTTACAATAGCAGTAGTGCTTTTACTATCTAGTCCCAAATAGTCAGTACCCGCCACCGCCGCAGTCATTGCACCCGTGCCATTGCCTTTGGCAAGACCTGTGAGTGTAGTTACGCCAGTCCCACCGTTGACTACTGGAATGATTTGTTGGTTATCAAACAACGTTCGCCAAGGCGTCCAAGCAGCTGGACTGCCAGAATAGGCTCTCGTGTAGATTATTCCTGTTACTCCAACGATGAGTTGGGTTACTTCCCCGTTTCCTGAGCCACCAGTATTTGATACAAATAATTGACCATACGGTGCATTTGGAGCATTAACAACCTCTGACCCACCGATGTAGAAAGCCCCAGTATTGGTCAGAGTGTTCAAATCAGTATTAGCTGCCAAAGCAGTTAAATAACTGCCTCTAACCAGACCGTCTGTACGACCTGTCCCACCGTTGGCGATAGGTAAAACCCCACTCACAGGGAGATTCGTTTGAGCCGCTGAACCATCAAAGGTCTGTGCTGTGGTACTTGCTAGATTAACGCCTAAGTTTCTGGCAGTCGTTAATTTCGTCGCTGTCCCCGCATTACCAGTGATACTTACTTGTGCAGCTGGCATAGTGACTGTGTTTAGATTGATTCCAGTCACACGTCCTTTGGTATCTCTAGTGACACTATCAACAATAGTAACCGTATCACTATAAGTCGTGCTCTGCGTACTCGTTGTATTAGTTTGTGTGACACTCGCAAGCGTCGCAGCACTTGAAATATTAGTCGAGCCGTCAAGACTTGCCGACCAAGTAACATCTCCTGTCAGTGCCACCGTTCGTGCCGTTTGCCATTTCGTGGCTGTTCCTGCGTTGCCAGTTGTATCTTGATTTAGAGTAGGAACATCAGAAACAGCGAGTGCAGCCCCAGTCGTTACACGTCCTTTAGCGTCCACCGTCACTTTGGGATAAGTTCCAGCAGTGACACCACTATTTGCAAGTGTTGCTGTTCCTGTAGCGTTCCCTGAACCATCAAAGCTGGCAGAGGAGGTGACATCTCCAGTTAATGCAATGATTCGAGATGTGGCTAGCTTCGTAGCCGTTGTGGCATTGCCTGTATTGTTACCAGTTCCGCCGTTGACTACTGGAATGATTTGTTGGTTATCAAACAACGTTCGCCAAGGCGTCCAAGCAGCTGGACTGCCAGAATAGGCTCTCGTGTAGATTATTCCTGTTACTCCAACGATGAGTTGGGTTACTTCCCCGTTTCCTGAGCCACCAGTATTCGATACAAATAATTGACCATACGTTAAGTTTGGAGCATTAACAACAGTTGACCCACTCAGGTAGAAAGCCCCAGTATTGGTCAGAGTGTTCAAATCAGTATTAGCTGTCAAAGCAGTTACAATAGCACCCCTAACCAGACCGTCTGTACGACCTGTCCCACCGTTTCCGAAAGGCAAAGTACCATTGACAGGAATTGAAGTTTGCGGAGCAGAACCGTCAAAAGTTTGTGGGGTTATGCTTGCTAGATTTACTGCAACCTGTTGTGCGGTCGCAAGCTTATTCGCTGTTGAAGCAGCTGCAACAGGCATTGATCCAATCAATGTTACAACATCACTCGCGCCTGCAGCTGTCATCACGCCTGTACCATTGCCCTTGACAAGACCTGTGAGTGTGGTTGACCCAGTTCCGCCGTTGGCGACAGGTAAAACCCCACTCACCCCAATCCCTGTTACATCAGCGCTACCGTCAATTGTTGGTTGCGTGGCACTGGCAAGATTAACACCGAGCTTACGAGCAGTTGCCCACTTCGTCGCTGTCCCTGCAATCGAGCCTATAATCGTATTAAGAAAAGTCTTGACACCTAAAACTTGTTCATTTCCTGTATTATGGACAACCGTAGTATCCAATGTGGAAACGAGTGATGACGCATAGTTTTTAGCATCCGTGATATCTGACATTTGAGCAATGGCATTGTCGTCAATTGTAAGTTCAAAAGTAATGCCAGAGTTCGCAACGGCAATATTAATGCTATAAACAATACTGTCTTGATTAGCTGCCCCGCCTGCAGGAATAAAATCAGGCTGAGAGGCTGTAACAACAGCTAATAAGACCTCTGTATTAGTATTATCAACGATGTAAATACCAATAGAATTTATGGTGCTATCTGTACTAATTCGAGAAGAATCAAAAACACCTGTTATCGTATAGACATTTCCACTCTGTGACATCGCACTCGGTGCGACAACAAGGATTTCATTTGTAAGCTTATTAAGCTTGCTGACATCTGTTCCTATGTAATTTGTCTTTGAAATACTGACATGACTCACTTTATTTGCTTTTTGATGTGCAAATAAATCAGCCGCCGCATTAAGCCCAGCAATTGTAAACTGAGCCGGATTAAGTTTTGCCATATTATATTACCCCCGGTACATTCATAGTTGAAACTGGCGAACTAAACCATTGTGATTGTTCAATAACTGCGCCAATTGCGATTTCACTTGAACTTGCTTCACGAAAAGAAATAGCTTCAAGCCGAACGCCTGCAGGAAGTGCATTTTCAATCCAAGAAATCACAATATTACGTTGATTTTCATCTGGCGATAAAGCCGTCGGGATATTATTAACACGAACCGACAAAGGTTCACTCCCATTTTGGACATCAAACGAAGAAAGAGACAAACCGCTTGTATCAGCTAACACTTGAATGAGTTCATTAATCGTTCCCACTCTCAAACTCATTTCAATATGAGATTTGATGATAAAACGATAAAACGTATCATTAGTGCTCGGACGTGCCACTCCATACTCATTGCCAATTGCATCAAGTGTTGCTCCTGTTGCCTGACTGAAATCTTTAAAATCAGAGATAAGACCTGTTGCATTTGAGATTTTTGCAAGCTGAGCACCGAATAAATCTAATATTTTGTAAATATTTCCTGTTGGAGATTTATTAAACTGAAAGGGGAGCATGGCAACCATTTCATCTGTAATTGACGTCATTCACTTACCCCCACATCTCCTGAGACAATGTATTCAAATTGTTCAGGGACAACTGATGTTCCTGTTTCTGGCACTCCTCCCACATTCAATGTAATTGTTACATCTGAAATCCCAGAAATACTGTAAATTGCATTAATTAAACGGGAAATATAAAGCGTTTCGCCAATTCTCAACGTCAAGATGTAGTTTTCAATCACATTCTTAACGTCCTCATTTCCAGAGATTGAAAAATTTTCATTCGTCAAAAGTGTCACGGAAATATCTACAACCTTTTGCGATGGTCGGTCAAAATTAATCGTTTGTGCACTCGTTCCAGAAATAGTTGGCACATTAACCGAAGTCTTCCCAACTGTCGCAACACCTGCAACCACAGCATTAAAAATCGCATTTGCTACATCATAATCAGATCCTCCCGCAACGTAAAAATGCACCGATTTCGGCGCATTTCCATAGCGGTCTGTTTCCATTGTGTTATTAACAATGACTTGCGCCATTTGAACACCAGTAACATTTTCAACGGATGTAATAAGAGAATTCATCGTTCCATTTGCTGACTTTTTATAATTATCAATTAAACGGCTGCGTAAATCATTGTCGGTTTCAAGTTCAATCCCTCCTGTTGCTGGGATAGAATTGATCACTGACCGTACTCCTGCGACCGCTTCAACAATTTGTGTAATTCGTCCCGCCGAAACATTTGCCTTAGCCGTTTGGTCAACTGATACTGCATTAAGCTCTAATGTGCCAAGCTCGGTTTTTCCATCTGTATCAAGTCCGCCATTGCTAGGAATTACCCCACTTTCAATCGTAAAAAAATTGATATTGTCGGAAGTGCCGAAAAGAGTCTGCTCTGGGACAGCTGTTCCTGATCTCCCGCTTAGCGTAAGAGTAACCATTGCATTTGCTGCAGGATTACGAAGTAACCCAATATTTGCCGCCAAATGGTCAAGTGAAATGCCAGTCGCTTGTGAAATGAAACCATTGAACCAAACTGCCTCTTGCTGCTCTTCTTCTTTGGCCAATTCATAAGCCATTACACGAAGCATTGAGCCAAAAATACTATCTGTACCTGTTTCAATATCAGGCGCAACCATATTTTGAGCTTGTGCGATCAATTCTGTAAGAATATCCTGATAACTTCGTCTTGTGAATCCTGAATGATCAAGCATTAAGCTGTACCTCCGATGCGACGATTTCGTCTGTATTTAAGCGCAAATCAAAAGAGACACTTAATGCTCGCGTCTCTTTATCTTGTGTGATAACAATATTTTCAATGCTGCTGATTTTATCAGAATTATTAACCAAAGCATTTTCTATATCTCGTTTTACAAAGTCAGGAACAATTGTTCTGGCAAAAATGTTTGTCATATCAAGCCCGAAATCAGGTTCTAAGACAAAATCATTCAGCTGTGTTTGTAAAATAATTTGTGCTGATTGGATAACTTGGTCAATCCCATCAGCTAAAATTATATCTTGAGTCATTTCAACATCATTCCCACTCAATTTGAAATCTTTCAACGTAACCTCCCTACTATTACTGCATCATTTATACTGTGCCGCCGGCTGACCGTGATTTGATAGGGCTGATTTTCTCCATTGAAATCTTCTAAAGGAAAATCAGTGAAAAGTAATAAAACCACATCTCCGACTTTTAAATCTTGAATGGAGTCCAAAACATAACAATGATGAATGACTGAAACATTATCCGCGAGCTTTGCTAAAAGTTGAACATCTGCCCTATTCTCCGAAAGCGAAAGAATTGAGCCAATTGCAGAGACATGAAGATTGCCTGCAACTTTATCCGCAAATCCATTCAATAAAGCTCCCCATGATTTCAAAGGATCTGGTGTGTGAGCCATTAAATTACCTCTCCTGTCGTTCTAAAATTCGTTCCATCAAACGAATGCGTACCATTTTGAAACCGATAAATCCCACCGCCTCCATATTTGGAATTAAGCTTAATTGGAGAGCCTACACTGATTCGATGATTGAGCAATAATTCAACAGAAAAACCACTCACATTATTTTCTGGGTCCCAATCTAACGGTTGAGGATAACCAATCAATCCATGTTCTGCATCATAACTAAGTTCTGTTCCTACAGTATCTTTCAAGTGATTCACGACTAACCGCCCACGTTTGTAATAAACCTCCGCGCCACAATCTGTAGCGATTTGGTCAATGGCATCCATTGACGAACCATCAACCGAATAACCATCGCTGTAACTTTTACTATTTGGGAGTTTTAACTCTGAAATAGTAATGCCAGAAGCTTGTGCTATTCGATTAATTGCGTCAAGCCCAGAAATACCTGAACTAAGCGACAGCTTGATGTCTTTATTTTTGGAATAATCAGTGCCTTCAAGAAAAGAAAATGAGGTTTTGATGTCCCCTGTTCCTTCTGATGTCCGAGGATAAACATAACTAATCGTTCCTTCACTAATCACACCTAAATCTGTAGCATAGCCCGCTTCTAAAATGACAGTTGAACCTTTTCTAATAAAATTCTGCGTGTTAGGACTGATATTGTAAAGATCTAGTGTAATCACTGATGGTGTATTATCATGACTGAACGGAGCCGAAAATTGAATCATGATTGAATTTTTGACAAGACCTGCTGGTCCATATTCCCAAACTGATTTTTTTCCATTAGTTGTAATCGTAAGCCTTACCCGTCCAAGAAATTGATTGGCCATCATGAACCTCCATTTTGACTTGGTGCAAGATTATCAATGAAAAGTTGAGCCGTTACACCAAAATTATCGAATGTTATTGGAGTATCCGGTGCACTCTCCACCATCGGAACTATGGTTTCAAGCGGCAATCGAGGGTCTGTGAAATCTGACCAAAGCGGACAATTTGCAGTGATTTTTTCGCCAATGATGATTGGCGTTAAATCCACTTGAAATAAATCAATCGTAAAATAGCTCTGGCTTTGATTATAATTAACGCCAATCACAAAAATTTCATTCCCAAAAGGAAATTCAAATTGTTCAGGTAAATTATTTTTATCAATTGGAATATATGAACGTAAAGCCATTATTTTACCCTCGCTTTCGCACCGATTGGGATTAGCGTTGCTGGCCATTTGTTCCACGATTCAAGCTGGGCAATAGAAGTCCCATATTTCATCATCCATCCCCAATAAGTGTTCCCTGCAACTACGGTCACATAAGTTCCGTTATTAGCTGAAGCAACAGGCTTCTTTACTGCCACAGCTGCTTGCGAAGGAGCGGGCACAATATGCAAAACTGTCCAGTTTAGCGTGATTTTAACGGCATTAAGCGTTTGGTCAAAAGTTTGACTAACATTACTAATTACAATTGGATTTAAAAAATAGCGACCATAATATTTTAATTGTGTCCCTTGATTTTGCCATTTTTCAAGAATTGCCAAATAATCCTGCGCATCTTTATTTACACCGCCGTCACCGAGTAAATTACCCGAAATTTGACCTGTATCTGAATTAAGTGAAATATGGTCAGTGATTGCTGAGCCATCTTCAACTGGATTCTGTGCAACATTGGAAGCTCTCGTGCGGTCTTCTTGATCACTGGCGATATATACTTTTTGTTTTCCATCAGTTAGCAAAGAGCCAACGTTATGTTGATTAAGTCCCATATTTTTTCCTCACTATGCCAATTTTGCCTGTAACGTTTGTGCCATCATCTCTAAGAATGGTTTTACAATAGCAAGCACCTGTTTTTGGATTTGGTCTTGATTCGTTCCAAATGTCCCCGTGATATTAAACCGAGGTGAAATCTCAATAGAGATTCCATTTTTGTTTTGAATAGTAGTCCTATTTGATGAACTTGCCAATGAATTTTTGGACATGAGTTTATCAAATACTTGAGATGCCCCAGGGGTCCCTTCTGCATAAGCATTACCAAATTTTTTATGTGTAGATACTGCGTCAAGTACTTGTGTCCCCGCAGGAAGTGGAACGACCATATCCCGCTTTTTAGGAAACAATCCGACCAAACCGTTGGGAAGCATGAAAGCTTCCTGCCATACTGAGCCTGCCGCATCATTGACTTTGGCAAGCCCTCCCGGATGAGCACCACCAGAAGCATAAGCTCGAATTCCTCTGCTATTGAATGCAGATTTTGCACCAATTGTCCCACTTGCTAAATGGGGGAGGTGGATACCGCCAAGGGAAGAAGCAATCTTTTTGAATTCATTGCCAATCGCATTTGCCAAGCCTGAAACTGCTGATTTTACACTGCCAATGATTCCAGAAACGACACTTCCAAATTTATTGAATGCATTGACACCAATATCAACCGCTGATTTGACCATATCCATTCCCGATTTGACCACTGATTTTATGCCATCAACACCTTTAGAGGCAAGAGACTTGGCTTTACTCATTCCAGAATCAAATGCCGAACCGAACGCTGACATAGCTGTTTTAGCAACACTTTCAGTTGCCTTTAATCCGCTGGAAATCCCTATTTTGATTTTTGAAGCCCCATCTTTTGCAACAGAAACCCCCTTATTTAATCCAGAACCAATGTTGCTGGATACATTATTGAATGCGGATTTTGCACTACTTCCAACTTTACTCAGACCAGTATTGACTGCACTACCAATATTCTTGGCTTCTTTGCTAGCAGTACTTTTAGCTTTGCCCATACCGCTAGTAACAGCACTAGAAACTTTATTGAATGCGGATTTTGCACCTTTACCAATATTGTCGAAACCTATACCAACACCTTTAACCACTGATTTCGAAGCTTTTAGGTTATTTTGCATAGTTTTAACTGGATGGTTAATCGCTTCAATATTGTGTGCAGCAAGCTTTCCAATGATTGGAACTTTTTTCAGTGTTGAAGCAAATTGGTCAACGCCTTTACGTGCCATATTGAAATCTTTTTGCGAAGACTTGCCAAATCCTGACAAGCCTTTTTTAACCGAATCACCGACACCTTTGAGGTGGTCTTGACCTGCCCATTTCTTGAATCCGTTGAAATCTTTCCCAACCGTTTTGCCAAATGAGCCAACATTCTTAGCAACAGTACTGCCGAATTTACTCCCGCCAATCTTTCCACCAACCCAATTGCCGACCGCATTTCCCGCCATGCCTCCGACCATTGTGCCGACGGGGCCAAGCAAGCTTCCTAACGCACCGCCAATTGCTCCTCCTGCTATTCCACCAACTGATCCTCCAACAGCCTTGTTTCGTGCGGTTCCTGGTTTTTGAGAAAAGGCGCTAAATAAATCTACAGCATTCAATCCAATGCCAAGGAGCCCGCTTCCTTTAGCTAAACCTTTTACTTTCCCAAGCAATCCAGCACTTTTCCCAAGTGCTTCTCCACCATCTCCCAGAAAGAGATTGGCAGCTTTACCACCAATAGAACCAAGTTTGCCAAATACCCCTTTTGCTCCTCCGCCAAAATGAGTGAGTTTACCAACAACTCCTTCAGCTGAGCGAGCGCCTTTATAAGTCAGTCCCTTAGCTTTGGATTCTACGCTTGAAACACGCTGTCCTATGCTGTCAACTTTGGATAGTGCTGTTTCTGCCTTAGCTTTTGACTTCAAAGTCCGCTTAGAATAATTTCCCTCGCCATAACGTGCTTCATCTTTAGCCATTCGATTGGCAGCTTTTGTAGATAATTTATCAGCTTCCGCTCCGGCTTTTCCTTTGTATTTATTTAGAGATTTTTGAGCTTTGAGTGCCTGTTTGCTATCCTTGCCGTATTTCACAACTTTAGATTCGTATTTTGCGGCAGCAGCTTCATATTTAGCCCCCTTTTTTGTAACGCTTTCCCCCTTTTTTGTAACGCTTTCCCCTTTTTTTGTAACGCTTTCCCCCTTTTTTGTAACGCTTTCCCCTTCTTTTGTCACTTTATCTTCAAGTCCGCCTGCTGCAGGTTGTTTGCCTATTGTAGCAGTCAATCTGTCCAAAGCTACCGTATTAGTATCCAATGCTTTGTCTTTACCCGAAAAAGGGTTTTTACCAGAAAATAATTCCTTAATCACAGGAACTTTATCTAATTTAGTAAAATGGCCAGCAATATCAAGTAATTTTTGAAGTGGTCCACCAATTAGGGGCAATTTTGTGGAGAGTTGGGTTGCAAGTCCAATAACCGTTGCAACCCCTGCGACATCTCCAACTTTTTTTAATGTTGTTTGGCCGTTATTAACAACTTTACCATTTGTTTTGGTTTCCCCAAACAAACTGTTTAGCACTGGATTGCCTGAAATAATACCACTGAGTTTTTTCCCAATATCACTAAAAATTCCACTGACCGTTTTCCATGCACCTTGTAAATCTTTGACCCCGTTTTTTAATCCGTTCCCGAATCCTGCTGCAAACGGTGCTAACGCAGTACCAATCTTTGTTGCATTGTCAAAAATAGATTGGGTTACTTTTGAGAGATTTCCCCCGAATTTTTCTGCCTCTTTTTGTGAATCTGCGCTATTGAACCATGTCGCAACTTTCCCAAAAATGTTATTTCCCCAACTCGCCATTGGTTTCATCAAACCATTTTCAAAGCCTGACATAATCCGAGGAATACCATTTTCAACTGAACGTGCCATCCCCGGCAAGGTTGACATTGCATTCTTTGCTGCGTCTTTAAATTTAGTATCTCCAAGATAATTGACAGCCTTTTCCAAGTCCGCGGAGCTTACAGCTCCTTGAGCGAGCAATCCTTTTTTACCCCCGAGCTTTTGTGCGTATTCTTTTTGGTCTTCCTCACTGACCTTGGAAATATCTTCATTCTTATCTTTGGCTGCCAACTCACGAGCAAGAGCATATTTTACGGCAGGAGAGTACAAACTCATGATGTTCATACTTTGACTTGAAACCTTGCCGAGATCCATTGCATGGCCTACACCAGTAATCGCAAAATTCTTTGCCTGATCATCTGATAGTCCCATTGCGTCCGCAATACGTAACTCGCTCTGTACCAAGTGGCTTGTCCGTGCCGAACTGTCTGTCGCATGATACGTTTGTTGGCTGGCTTCATTAACTAAATCAAGGCTACGTGCATTTTCTCGTGCCTGATTGTTAATCATGTTTGTAATTCCGCCTGCAGAACCTGCTTGCTTTGTACTTACTCCCTCACTTGTCGCACCATCAACAAGCGTTTTCCACGTTCCGCTAAGTCCAGATTGTTCAGAAGTATATTCATAACCTTTTTTGAATGCTTCTTTGACCTTTTCAGCACCAGCCATCACGCCATTGGCAATCAAGAACCCTGGAGCAAACATTGCTGCTGATTCTTTGACAGCACCTGCAATTTTATTTTCGCTTTCGCCATTATAGCCAAAGCCTGCAGCTTTCCCTGCATTTTGAAGACCAGAACCAATTGAGCCAAAAGCAGATTTTACCGTTTTTGCTTTATCAATGAGTTTTTGAAGTCCTGATGTAGCTTTTGTAACCCCAGAATCTACACCAGTTCCAATCAATTTTCCGCTGTCTCCAGCTAATTTTAAAGAAGCCTTCAACTCATCTACACGAGATAAAGGTTTGGTTAGAGCACTTGTTGCTTTGTTAGCCCCATCCACAATGCCAGAACCAATAGACGTCCCCGCCTCACCAACTGCTTTTACTTGTGAGCTCGTTTTCTCTGCTGCTGTGCCGACTTCCTTAGTTGCAGCGGCACTTTTGTTCGCTCCTTCTGTAACTTTTAAGAATCCAGCACTTGCAGCGGCATCCATTGTTTTGGCACTCTGGATAAGGCGGCTGAAACGGTCGTCTATCTTTGATAATGCATTGTCATTAACATCGAACGCAACGCCAATTGATAAATTTCTTACATCAGCCATTTTACCTTAATCCTCCTCCATTAAATCTGGGTGTTGCAACTTGTAAAGTTGTTTTGCCAAATAATTTTTATATTTGACTTCATTAACTGTCATTTGGTTCATTTCTTCACGCGTCGCAAGTCCCATCATTACAGGAAATTCAATTTGAAACTCATCTTCATAGCGTGTTTCAAAATCTTGTTCCGTCTCACTCGCTTCCAAGATACTTGTTAAGAAATTTATCGGCTTCGACCACAACCTCCACAAAAAGTTTTGGGTGTTCGTCAAAATAATCAAGCCCTTTGACTGAAATTTCTTTTGGGTAACGCACGACTTGCTTCAACAATTTTGAAACATAAGGTGTATTATAAACGAGCGCAACTCCATCAAGTGCAGAAGCTGCAGTCCCCATTGCCTCTTTGAGACCAGGATGACCAAAGATAAATGTTTCCCCTTGAATTTCAACTTCTTTTACCTGACCAAGCAGCCGTCCATTTTCTCCTCGTGTTTTAATCATTTCACGATACTGAGCAAGTGCAGGATCATATTGTGCAGGTTCTGTATCAACAGCTGATACTAATTCTGCAGCAGGAAGGTTACCTTTGAGTTGCTTTTGTCCAAACGCCTCTGTGAAACTTTCCTGTGTGTTTGGATATGTCGGTAAATCTTCTAGGACTCCGAAATTTTGATTTTCTTGTGTTGGCATGATGAATTTCTCCTCGATTTATGATTTGTTGCCATTAGCATAAGTACAGCTTGGCATCAAGAATACCCAACTGCGAGCATTAGCGGTATTTGAAAAATGAGCGTCTGGCGCTTTTTGAGGAAGCCCCATTCCAGTCCAGCTTTCGTTATTATGAACCATCTTAATAGGAACTGGCTTACTTGCATTTAGAATGTCAGTAAGCATTGAATTATCAACAGAAACCTCTGACAAATTGACAGTCAAGTTTGCACGGCGGTCATTATTCTGAACAAAATACCCTGTCCCTTTTGCGTCAACACCCAATGTCTGACGGTCATTTGGGAAAGTGATACCGAACATTTCCCCTTCTGCAAAAGCATTGATTTCCACGTTATTAATGAATAAAAAAGCATCTTTCGAATTATAATAGGTGGTGTATTGCGTTTTTTGATTACTTGCAACCATTTAAAATTGTCCTCCTTAAATCTCAATTGAGCCAAAGACATTGACTGTATCAATCGCACCAGCAGGTGTGTAATCATACGACAATCCCTTGTATGCTCGATTAGCAATATCCGCAGGGTCAAGTGCACTGCGCGGCTGCGCTGTAACTGAATAAAGCGCATTACCTGAGGCATCGTCGACATCAATGATTCCATTCGTATACGCTTGTTCGAGCACATTTTCAACGATGGATTGCAGCAAAGCAATGCCACCTGTGCTGAAAGGAACTTTATCATTGTTGGTCAAAACATCTTGCAGCCGTGACTGAATATTTTTTGCTGTCCAGTCAATCCCCATGATTTGGTCAATATACATGCCAGAAACAGTTTTTCCTGATGTTGTTTGAGCGATATTATTTGATTTATTAACAAGCGCAACAACACCAGTTTGTTCAATGGCAGAAAGGCTTACAGCACTCCAATCATCGGCAGTGAGTCCTGGAACAGTTAAGTCATGCCAATTTAAAGAGCCAATCGTTTTTGCACCATATAATCCAATCAGTGCAGCGTCCAAACGTTCAGCAACTTTTTCTGTTCCATGTACTTTTTTGGCAATTAAAACGGTTCGAGTATTGCCGGCAAGATTTCCGACCAAAGTGTCTGGATCAGTAATTTCATCTGTTGCCGCATAAGAATCCAACACATATAGCATTCGGTACTGACTTTCTTCAACCAAATTGGAAAGGGTTAGCACATTTACATCATTTTGAGGGTGTATTGTCGGTGTTGCAAATCCCTCATTTGCTAGAATGGCAAGGTACCATGCTCTGTTAGCAAACATGTTGTATGCTTCAGTCAAATCTTGGTAGGTAATGACTGCCATAGACTGAGGATGCCCTTGTTGTTTGAAAAACATCTCTGCAATAGCATAGGTTGAAGTAGTTGGCTCATAATCCAATTGGAACGGTTCAAATGAGCGATATTCTCTGTAAGTATTAGCAGCCCCGGGAACAAATACCGCGGGAATGCCGAAACCAGAAACTGACGTTGTCTTTTTGACCGAAATAGTAACGGTAACGTCTGTGATTGACATATTTTTTTCCTCCATTTTTTGACAAAACTGTCAAAATTCTTAAATTGAAATGTCTTGTCCATTCATTCCGAAAATTCCAAGTTGCTCAATTGGTTCAGCATCATCAGGCGCAAGTGATACATCTAAACCTAATTGCAAATCAATTCCTGAAATGTACTCATAAGCTTCACCAGCAAGAAGTGTTGGCCGATTGTACACATCAATAATCTTCTCAAAATGAATGCCAAGCGTTGCCAAGGCATTAATGACTGATGAACGCTCTAATTGCGCTCTAAGCTCAAGTGCGTTCTGTAAGACGAATTGAGGTTGAGCGCCGTGGATGCCAATTTGAACCTCAATACTAAAGCCATCTGCTGGACTATTGTGATGTGATTGTGGAATATAGGGATTAACGACATCGTAAGTCGCAAAAGGTAATGGCGGACGGCTCTTACCGTTTTTCATTTCCACAAGTTCCATGCCAAGATATCTTTTGACAATGACTTTCAATGCACGTGGAACTTTAATAAAATCGTCACCATTCGTCATCTAAGCTTACCCCCTTTGCCTGTAAAATCCCGCTCTCATTCAATTTATAAAAATTAACATTTGAGAACGTTGTCGCTTCATAATCATCTACATTGACAATCGTCCAATATTTGTCTGTAAATTTGACTTTTGCGCCTTTAGGCACTTTCTCTGTGGTGTACCATATGGCATGATTCACATCATCCCAACCGCCCATTCCTTGGATAAATGCATTCATTCGATCCGATGAACTTATTGCATTATTCGCAGGCAAAAATGGGTCATAAGATATGATTGCTGTATCTATGCCGTCTTGGATTTCCACCAAAACTGGAACATCCATTTGGAAATTATCAAGAATTTCCCGACCATCGATCAACATTGGCATTTTAAATTCCCTCTACTTTCCATGTTACAGACTGCCATAGACGTCCAGTGTCAATCAATGTTCCGCCACCTGATTTGTTCCCCGATGTAAGCGGGGCATTAGCAGGCGATGGATGTGATTTGATTTTTTGCTGAATATCACGAGCAAGTCGTGCGCCGAGTTGGTTATAGGCTTGATAAGCTGTCAAATCCCCTGTTGCTACTTGCCAAACTAGCTTTTCAGCGAAAGCCTGCCAATCCGCTTGCTTTTCAGTAAACGTTGAGCGAATGTATGAACGTGAAGGAATTGTAACAGATTTCAACAAGACAAATCCCCCATTTTCTTTATCTGGGATCCACAAATAGCCCTTGTTTTTTTCAAAACGTTCGGGGCGAGGGACGATTGTAGCACCATATTCCATAACAGCCGCAATCATACCGACATCGCCATCACTTGGCACGCCTGCACTTACTTTATATTTTGAAAGCTGATTAATCTGCTCAATGATTTCAGGAAGATGGTTCTCATCTTTAATCGTAATGGTCATTGTACTACCCCCAATCCAATCCCCCACCCCTTACCATATCGCCGAACCAAATCGAGCCAATCATGATAAAACGGGTCTTTAAAAATCTTATCAGGAGCGAAGTAAGAACCACCAGTTGTACTTTTCTTCAATGGTCCAGCTTCGAGAGATTCATTATTTCCTGAAGCCATCCCCCCAAACGAATAATTATACAAAAGGTGCGCTGTATAAAGCTTTGTTCCTAATTCTTGCATGTCATCAGGCAACTTTACGCGATTAACAACAAGCCAAGCTTGGTCAGCAAATTCTTGTGCGACATCATCGCCGATTGTTGCGAATCCGCCGTGCATTAATCTTGCCTTTTTTGCGACAATCGTCGCGTCAAATTCGTAACTCATCAGCAATCCCCTTACTCAGTTTTATCTTGTTCTTTCTTTTCAGCAGCTTCAAGGTCGCTCAAGCGTGCTGTGATTGCATTGATTACACTGCTCCGCACTTTTTTCAAGCCCTTTTCTGCCGTAAGAGCAGCATTTAAAAGAGCTTTGTCAGTAAGAGTTGTTACATATTTGACTGCATTTGCTGCTGCCATTTCCGTTGTATCAGTAAAACCACTGGATACATAATCGGTATTATGAGCAAAAAAAGATTTAAAAAAAGCGGAACTTTCAATTTTCGCCTTAATCTCTTCTTCAACGTCATTAATCCCAGGCTGCAATGCAACCTCTCCAAGATGAATGACTGATTTTGTAAAATTAGTGATTTTCATAGACAGCCCCTTAAATTCCGTCAATACGGACAAACTGATAAGGAATTCTGACTGCTGCGCCACCAACACGTGCCTCTGCTCCTTGTTTGGTGAAGAGCGAATAGTTTTCTTGTTGAAGCAATGTCACATCAGAGGCTACCAAGATTTCACAGACATCATCAGCATTATTCGCAATCAAAGCGGCATCTGAGCCCCCATCTCCTGTGCCAGACATAGCCTGAGTGGAGATGATTTGTGTGAACCAATTGTAGCCCTGGATGATTTGAAGAATCGTTTTAGGCTCGTAGTCGTTGTAACGAATTCGAGAAATATCTTCAAATTGGTCAGTAGGCAAAATTAAGACATAACTTGCCTGTTCAAAACCGGGCATTTTTTTCGCTAATTTACGTGCGGAGCCAATTTGGTCAACAATTTTTTCTGGAGTCATCGTTGACCATTTTGCAGAGGATGGGACAACTTGAATGCCCTCCGCATTGGTAATTCCTTTAATGCCTAACTCAGGAGCACCGACAAAAATTAATTTATCTTCTTTTTCAGACATCGCACGGCGTACCGTGTCTATTTTTGCTGCATTAATTGGAACATGCGCCATACTTGCTGCACGAAGTTCTTGAAGTGTCCATTGTGCCCCAGCACCAATTGAAACCAATGGATTAAAGGCACGTGTGAAATCCACATCAACTAGTGGTAATTCCGTTGAACCGTTCGCTATGAATTTTGCAACCCCAGTACGAGTCATGATGTCATAACCATAAGATTCTGCTCCGGGATTGATTGAAGTGTTATTGTGAAAAAGTTTACGCCCGACAAGTTCACCTTCGGGAACTTGGAGCAGACGAGTTTCGAGTGCGACGAGGTCGCGACGTTCAAGGACGCCAGTAGCTGTAACCATGAATATTTTCCTCCTAAATTACAAATTAATGCTGACTGCTGCTGAGTCAGTTCCATCAGACATGAAAGTTCCGATACCAACAGTAGTTGTATCAGTAGCTGCAGCAAACAAACCATTTGCTGCAAGGATTGCTGTCTGCCCTTTTGAGACTGGACCAGTAGTTGCGACTACCATTGTTCCGTGCACCATGATAGGGACAACTTCACCAATTTCATAAGAGCCGGCTTGTTCAGCTTCTCCCTCAAAGGCAAAAGTATTTTTCAAGACTTCATTTGCGCGTACAATACCGTAAAGTTTGTCCGTTGCACCAGCAACAGCAATTTTACCATTGACCCAAGCAACTGCTTGGCCATAATTCAAAGCAACTGGTGTAACTTCTGAACGGACATCTTGCTGTGTGGTATCATAAATGTGACCGAGCGAAAGCATAGGGTCGCGATAAAGTGTAGGTAATGGAAATGTCATTTTTCAATTCCTCCTTATTTTTTTAGATTATGACGCTCAATGCGAAGTTTTTCGACATCGTTTGCAGCGTCATCAATTGTCTTTACACCAGCAATATCCACATTAGGAGTCTTTGGTGTTGAGGTAACAGCAATGCTGTAAGCACCGTCAATAAAAGCGTCAGACGCCTCATCAGCCAATTCAATATTTTTGTTAATGTGCTTGATAACAGCGATTTTGATTTCTTTTTCTGTCTTTGGCATCTCAGCAGAATCGCCAAGAACCTTACGAGCAGATTTTTCGAGTTCAACACGTTCTTGGACACGTTTATCAAATGTATTTTCAACATCCGCTGCGTCTGCTACAAATTTTTCGTTTTGTTTTTCAAGAACAGCAATTTTCCCGTTGGCTTTTTCCAAATCTGCTTTATAACTTGTCGCCATAGCAAGTGCTGCGTCTGCAGAATCAATGCCTTTTGACTTTGTATCATTCTTCGATTTGGCGCAAGCAGAATCGCAAGCAGCTTGAACAGCGCTAGTAATCTGGTCTTGTGCGTCTTCGGCAGTTAAATCAATCATTTTATCGCCGATTTTCACATTTTTCATCTTTGAATCCTCCAGTTTTTCTTTTTTTTCGACGTCTTCGTCGATTAAATAAATTATGTTTTCGTCCACACTGTCCGTTTTGAGTGCTACCTCGCTCCCAGCTCGTCCTTTATCAACGATAGCAACATGGTTTATCCGAATGTTTTTCTGAACATGATCAAACTTTTGACCGTCAAAAATACCGTTTTTCTCAACTATATCTGCAGAAAAGCCGATTGAAAGCTCTCTTTTCCCAGATTCAACATCACGAATGGCTTGTGCATCCATGACCTGAACAGTAACTTGAAGTTTATCACCAACGGCCTTTGCGTCATCCATCGTTACACCAACGCTGTATTGCTTGAAATTATCAGCTGTAACACTAACAGGCGGATGATTATTGGTAACAGCTTTGCCTTGTGCACTTAAAACGGTTGTATTTGATAATAAATCATCAGGCAACTTAGCTTGCATAGATTTGCCATCAAATGTCATGTAGGGAAAAACCCCAGTTCGTGCAATCGGTGTTGCCTTGACAATCAAAAAGCCCTCATCAGTCAACGCCGTGTCTCTGATAGGGGCTCTTATGGTTTCAATTATTTTCATCTTTTACTTTCTAGGCGAGTTTAAGCACTCGACCGGGTACGAGAATCACACCAAGCGGGGGATTTAATTTTTGAAGTTTTCCTACTGACATTCCAAATCTCGTTGCAACCCCTGCAATCGTGTCCCCAGATTCTACAGTATAGGTTGGGACTGTCGCTGCTTGCGGCGCCTCTGGCTGTTCATGTACTATTGTAGTATCACTTGCGGTATCTGCCGCCTCCTCATTTGCAATGTCTTGAGCAGCATTGCCGACTGTCTCGTTTACGGCATCACTTACGGTTTTAAAACTAGTATCTGGTGCAATATTAGTAGCAGGAAGTAATGCAAACAATTCCGATTTGACTGCTGTACTAGGATATGGAATTCCAAGTAAATCGAGCAAAGATTTGATTGTTGCAATAGTATCATTCATTGACAACTGTATTGCTGGTGTAATTATTACGGCTTTATCTGCCATTTTTTCCTCCACATCAGTCAGTTTTACGCCATGCTGAGGGCATGATAAAAGCGCCTGACCAATTCTGTCAAACGCTTGATTTTAATTTAATTTGACATTGGTGTGTCCGTATAAAAACGAGCAACAAGAGTTGGAACTGTTACTTGTCCATTTCCAGTTGAATCATAAGTATCAAGACCATAGCTGATGCCATAAACCGTAACTGTATCGTTTTCCAAGATACGATGAACCTTAAAGTAAGATGCGTCAATCGCAAGCTCTACAAGTTTGCTACCATCTCCATCCGCTCCTTGGGTATCAACCAAAATCTGAGCAAAGTCAGAACTACCTGGGTCAGTAACCTGCATCACCTCACCAGACACAGAAACTTCTTTTCCCATGTATTGCTCTGGAGTACGAGCAAGCGAATCATATGGCACTGCCTGATAGTCAGCTGTTTTTGTATCTGCAGTTGGGTTATAATCTGTAGCTTCGATTGATTTTAGTGACTTAGTTGAGCTGCTTGATGGTGATGATGCCGTAGTTGAGCTGGAACTACTTGACGGTTTCGATGAACTTGTCATTGTCTTAGAACTACTGCTAGACGAAGTCGAATTTTTATCCGAACTTCCCCCAGAAAGTGCTATAACAATGACAAGCAACACAATAATCACAGTCAAAACACCAAACCAAACCCGCTTATAAAAAGGCTTTTTTTCTTTTGCGTTTTGCATAATTTTTTCTCCTAAATGAGTGTTTGTAATACAGATTCTTATTTTACCAAATATATATATGTATATCAAGCTTCAGTTAAGAAAATAAATTATTTTTTAGAAATTTTTATTTCATTTTGAAATATTAAAAAGCACGAATTGGTTTTCGTGCTTACATTTCTAGCAAGTCTTCGCTTTCATCAGCAGGAAAAAGTCGGGCTATTAAACGAGCCTCCGCTTTGGTTTTTTGTCTGATTTCAGAAAGCTCTTCTCCAATCTCTTTCAATTCGGCTTTTGAAATTTGCTTAGGACCACCTTCTGCCACAATCATTCGATTTTGCTCAGCAATGACATCATCCAGCTCATATATTTTTTTCATATCTTCTTTCATTTATCATTACCTCCATTTTCATTGTTCAAAGTATAAGTTTTTAATAATCTTAAACTAGCAACCGTATCAAGATATTGATTACCACTATGAAGTAGTTTGGCTCCTAGTATTTCTTCGTAATGTTGCACCAAATTAGTCTTTGGTTTAAAAGAAATATATCCTTCAAATCCTACTTTAAAGCTGTGTTCAACGGCAATGGCAAACAAATGACCGCCTACACCAAAGTACTTTCCATTATGACCGATATTGTGTGGAGCAGATTCTACTAAGTCAACAAACGTGAATGAAGATTCTGGCTCATCGTGATAAGTAATCAATCCTTGAATCTCTTTTGAACCGCTTAAAGTCAAAGAAATAATTTTCTGATTCTGATATTTAGACCAATCAAAATTCCAACCTTGTTTTCTCAACTCATTGGCCATTCTCTTGTCAATTTTTATTGATCGATATGAGGTTTCAAGAATTTCTCCTGTTTTTCTATCTTCTAGACAAGGCTTAAATTTATCAATCAAAACTGAAATCTCATTTCTATTGCTCCTGCCTCTATTATATGCTTTAGACGGAGTATTTTCAATCCGTTCCACTTCACCAGTAGAAATCTGAGTCCCTACTCGTTCAACCGGCGTATTTATTTTAGCACCCGTTGCTTTCAACCAATCCGGCTTATTAGGTAAATTAGACCAATACGGTGTGTCAGGCTTTTCTGCTCCTCTTGGCTCAACTTTTGGAGGTTTTGGACTGCCATTTGAAGCTTTAGGAAAGACTGCGTCAGGTGCTTCTGGATCCCAAAATTCATCATCGCTTGCATCTGCAGCTTCATCATCAAAGACTGATGTTGCTACACATCGACATTGAATAGGGTCTCCTGGATAAACACCTGCCCAACCATCAACCCAACTAAATATCTTGCCATCAATCTCTCTATGTGCTGGCCGCACTCGTTCATCCTCTGCAGTCTCCCATCGAAAATTATTGATTCCTGCCTCTTGCTGTTTAAATTTAGTTAACTGACCATTGATTGAACCTGTCTGATCGCGAGCAATCAAATTTGCACGGCGCTGCGAAACTGTAGTGATTCCCCCTTCGCTTGCGGCCGCTTGAATTTGAGTAACAAGGTCTTTCGTACTCATTCCTGTTGTCTTTGCACGATAAACAGCGTCTTGGACTTTATTCAGGTATTCATCGCCAATTGACTTAATCAATGAAATGTTTTCGACCAATTTTGCATTCATAAACGCTTTTTCATCATCTGACAAATCGCCAAGTGCATCACGAACTAAATTTTTCTGATCATGTCGCTCAATTGCTTTTTGGACTTGTGCAGAAGCGACACGATTTACACCATTAATCATCGTCTTCACGACATCATGTGCAAATCTATCGCCATAATAGCCCGATTGATTTTTAAAAAACTGCTCAAATCGCTGCTCAAATTCTGAGCTTTCATTATCATTAGCGATAAAATGCTTGATATTTACTTGTAATTGCAAAATCATATCATTCAATGTCTTGGCATATTGTCGTTCATCTGCCCACGGATAGAGTGCTTTTTCTTTTCGAGAAATCACTTTTATTCCTCCCAATCCGCACTATCCGCATTTGTTTTTGAACTATTAACCACACCCAGATGCCCGAAACGCGAATCACGAACCTCTTCCGCTGTAACCACACCATTTTGCATATAAATCTGGTCAGCCTGTGCCTGATTATATTTTATAGTGGCATCTGTTGCTCCGTCCACTTGATAAAGCGGATTGAATTCAATATGCCAGTTGATGCTATCAGGGTCAATCTGTCCGCCAGGTTCATCTTTAGCCCACAAGAGTAAACGTACCAATTGTTCTAACTGAGGTCTGAGGTCATTTTCTTGCATGTCTGCAATTCGTGAATAATAATTCATCAAATCGTACTGTGCGCCAGTTAGTGTACCAGTTTCTTGTCCCATGATAACTGACTTTGGCATTCTTGCTGCAGCGGCTAATCGTTCCCAAAGATAATCAAGCAATTGATTGATCCCTGTCACTTGTTTTGTCTCATGGTTTAACTCTTCTTCATCAGTTAAAATTGCCATTCCATCAGTTTTGAATTTTGCATTTGCGACCATACCAATCAATAATTTATCCTCTTGGCTCATATTTTCAGCGTCAGGCGACTTATAAACCTTGAACACATAATCATACAGAATTTGTGCAACGCTGTCTAATGTCGATTCTGATGCGTTTAATTCTTTAAGAATGGTCTCAAAGATTGAACGTCCCCAAATATCTTCTTCAAGTTCCATATTCTGCTCTATCAATAGCCTGCTTGCATCAATGATGTTTCCATCAACGGATAGATTTATCGGTTTATCATAATGCTCATCCATGACATCACAAGAATATTCAATATTGCCCATTTTTTTACGACTGAAAACTTTTAAATACTTAATTTTACCCATTGATTGGAGATTAATCGGCTCTTGGGAAGTCTTGTTTGTCTCATCCGTGCCGATAATAACAGCGCCGATACCATAACGTCGTTTGTATTCAAACAATTTTTTCATGATTTTTTTATCCCCAAGTTGACGCATACGCTTCATGATCTCCTCAGCCAGTTTATTGTTGTCCATCTGCAAGGTCCAACCATTGCGAGTTAAATCTCCTGCAGGAATATCAACAATATTTTTCGCTAGAGTATTGTGCAGATAGATTTCATCAGCTTCAATCGGCTGCATGTACTCAAATATTCCACCGCCTTGTGCTGGAACATCAATACCATATCTCGGCATGTAACCATTGCCCCAAGCTGCATTGTCTTGAATCAATCGGTTTGATTGAATAGGCTTGTTTTTATTTTGATGTCGCTTGTTTCGCTTTGTCACAAGCTTACCCTCCTAATTAGTTATTCCATAACGTTTTTTCAAATTGCCCTTTCCTCGTGATCCGAGTAATTCAGCAATTAAAGTAGTTGCGTCTGGCGCATCATCATGTTTATTTTTACCTTCACGCTGATAAGTATTCATGGCATTATAATAATCAGACCATTTTAAACGCCAATCGCTCGGAAAATAGACATAATTCTCAATCCATGATGAATTTGATAAAATTCTTGATTCTTTGTTTGCCGTCTGGTTGAAATCCTCAAAGACACATCCGAAATATGCTAAATCGTCTCTTGTAATTCGCATGACCGCGCGCATATGACCGCGCCCACCATTGTTAGCTTCAAATCTTGCTCGTTTCACATTATAACGCACGATTTGGTTAGCTTGTGCTTTTTCCGTAATTTCCATTGGTTCTTTTGTATAAATAACATCAAGTACATAAGCTTTCTTATCTTTCGTTTCTCCAAAAACGATTGAACAAAGATAGTCAGCCCCTTTGTCCGCTGTATCAGTTACGTTCCAAATCTTGATAAATTCAGGCGGTGCACCGTCGTAAGTTTGGAATTTCTGATAAAGCTTGCCTTTGATATCAATCGGTTCTTGCTGGTAGTTTGCACTTGCAATATCCGCACCCATCGTTTGAATCCGACTCTTGTAAGATTGCTTACTTAGAATTTCATCACAAAGCATACTATCAGAGGCTTCATCATAAGCTTTAAACGAGATTTGTTTAACGTGGTATCCAGAGTCTGGCAGATTCTCTATTGCACGTCCTGCCAAGTCTTTTGAATGCCATCTTGTCATGACAATAATAATCTTACCACCTTCTTCAAGGCGCGAAAGCATTGTGTTTGTAAACCAATCCCAATGTTTTTCAAGAACTATTGCATTATTTGCTTCCTCAGCATTCTTGATAAGATCATCAATAATCAATAAACTTGCGCCAAACCCTGTTGCTGTACCAGTTGGAGAAGTCGCTAAATAATTGTTATAGCCACCTTCTAAGCTCCACAAATTCATTGCACCATCGCCACGAGCGATTTTTGTGTCTGTAAAAATATCACTGTAAACAATTTTGCCACTATCCCCTTTCAATTCGGATATTGAGTTTCTGACCGACTTTGAAAAGTTTGTTGATAAAGTTTCATTGTATGAACCAGTCATAATTTTTACATTTCTGTTTTTTCCAAACATCCATTGCGCAAACTTTGAAACGGTTAATGATTTACCATGTCGTGGCGGTGCATTGATGATGAGTACATCATGTTCATCATCTTCCATGAAATTCTGCAAGCCTTGGCAGAAATCAATGAGATAATTACGATTGATTTTATAAAATTTAGGCATAGTCAAGGCGCAAAAAGCAAAAAAGCTGGTCTGCGCCGCCCATATTTTAATTTGTCTTTTTTCATCCATCATCTTTGAATATCATTTTTGCTAAATCAAGCATTTCCGCTGCAGATTTCCCTTCAAACGGATTCTTTACTTTAACTGCGACATTACCTTTAACTTCTACTTTATTTTCAAATTCTGTGATATTTGCGCGATCTAATAAATCTTTTGTTGCTTGAAAACGAACCATCTCAGAACGTGCCCCAAGCGCTAAAGTCTTAAGATTTTTAACTAATTCGGGAACCTCATTTTTAATTCCCCTCATTGATAAATCCCGAAGTTCATTTATAAAATCTGGATTATTTTTCCACACATAAAGGGTCTTTCTTGAAATGTTACATTCTGTCGCAATTTCTTCATCTGTCAATTCATTTTCAAACAATAGCTGCAAGGCTTTGCGCTGATTTTTAGAAATCATAAAAATCCCCCCTTTTGTGTAGTTTTGTGTAGTTTTTCGTAATTGCGGAAGTGGGATTTGAACCCACGGCTTTTTAGTTATAAACCAAATGAGCTTCCATTGTTCAAATTTTAATCAAACAAATTAAAAAGCCGAGATTGTTCTCGACTTTCTCTTTTCTTCAAAATAACATAATACAAGTATATCATCAAAAACAAAGGGCGAGGTGCCGTTTTTTGACGATTTCGATTCTTTTTTTGTCCATTTTGTCCCCCTCAAATCAAGTGAGTAACAAAAGGATAGATGTCGTTTCTGAATTTATAATAAGCAGCTTTAGCTTTTTTCTGACGAATATCAAATCCTTCTACTTCTAATTCTTGCATGACTTGATACCAGTATCTGCCATTATATCCTTCACACTTTAATTTGATTACTTCTTTTTCAACTTGAATCAAAGGTAGATACCAGATGTCTATCTGTCTTATCAATTCTCTTAATCTGATTAATTCCTCATCATTTTCAAGTGCTTCTTTATTTAAGACGTGACTTTCAGGTTCAGAACCACCAGAATAAGCTGTACGAATGCCTAAGTTATCTACTTTTTGTTTATAAAGATATCTGCTTTCAATTGATTTTATTCTGGCTTCAAGTCTGCCATTAACGTAATCTCCAATCATTCTATCTAACTTATCTGCCATTAATCAACTTCTCCTTTTGTGGTATAATTAAGTTAGAAAATCTTTCAGTGAAGCCCATTGCCTTGGGCTTTTTTTGCGTTCAATCCATATGTTTATCAAGCCATTTTTCAGCTTCTGTCATTCAATCCCTCCCCACCAGTCACACACTTTGATGACCAGCGATATTAGTTTGTCGGTCATTCTCAGACCTCGTCTTCCCAGTAACAGTCATCACAGAGATAGTATCCGTAATTCATGTTCCACATATTATTCTTTAAATCCATAACACCACATCTGGTGCAAATTCTAAACTCTGTTTCAATCATCAGCCACCACTTTCACTAAATCAACTCCGAGGGCTTTGCCTGCGAGGTAGGCATCTAATAAATAACTACTTGAAAATTTTCCATGCTGCTTATCAAATTCTGTTGACCATTTGAAATATGGAAAAAACTCATTATCATAATCATCGAACTTCAATTGAGTTGTTTTTTGTTTATCAACCATTTCCGCAATGCTTTTCGGAATCGTGAGCGATGGACGTTTAGCAACTTTTTCTGCAATGTGCATCAAAGCAGATTCCAAAGTTATTTTTGCATGCCATTCTTGATTTGCTTCCATTCCGATATCGATTGCTGCATCATCCATTGCTTCAACTGCAATTTTCACTGACTCATCAAGTTTTGTATTATTTAAGATTTCGCAAGCTTTTTTTAAATCTTCGTCATACTCACTCATCGCCGCTCCCTTCATCTCCAATCGCTGCGAGTGCATCAATAGCAATCCGTGCATCTTCTGTTGGTAAAAATTTTGATATTTCTGTCAGTGCCTTTTTCGCAGTGTTAAGCTGTTCTTGGAGTTTTTCAAACGAAAGTTTGTCAGTGGTGTAAGAATATAAGTTGTCGCAATATGGACAATACCATTCTTCAGGTTTATTTAAATCAATCGCATATTCTTCGTTACATTTAGTACAATTTACTTCTTTCATTCTCCGTCCTCCACAGGCACAGCAAACTGCCAGTAACGCTCGTCAATTGACTTGATTTCTTGTTCAGTCATTGCATTTTCCATTAAATATCTTTTATAAACCGTATCCGCAAAAGAGTTTAATTCTCCATCTTTTTGTAAAACAGCAGTACTGTTTGGGAAAATGAGTTTGAACAGCTGCGGTTTTTCGACTGTGTAGCCGTTAAGCTTCATTTGACAAAGTAAATCCATACCTCCATTTTCTTTAAGCCAAACAACAGCTTTATCGTTTCTATTAAAAGCATAAGCAGCAACTACAGCTGAAAATGTTCCATTCATATGAAACTCATACCACTCAGCCACACACTCAGGCACGACTGGCAGGGCTTGCTGTTGGAGTTGGGATTTGAGTTTAACTATTTCTTTTCCTTGAGCTTTATCCGCTTCTTTTAGCTGCAAGATTTGCTTTTCTCTTGAAATAAGTTGAGATTTAAGTGATTCAATTTCAGGCTGTGACTGTTCGCCTAACTCAATTACTCGTTCTGATAAATTTTTGACATCTTCTTCTAATGCTGAAGCGTATTCTCGCCATTCACGGCAATTTTTATATAGAGCCTGATTTGCATTATTTGCAATCGTTACTGGCTCAGATGATGGTCTTTTTACTACTTCATTAGTCATTTTTCGTGTCCTTCTTCTTTTTTCATTTAAAAATCATCACTTTCATCATCTTCAAACTCATCCCAATTAATTTCAGACATTTTTTTATAAAAATCAAGTTGTTTTTGATATTCCTCATCCGTCAATTCTTGGTTTTGGTTGAAATGAAAATTTGCAGTTGTTCTTATACCGTATTTTTCATCAACTTCCTCGAAAAGTTCAGCTCTTGTTTTCATCCAGCTGCTCCTTAAATATCGAACGGGTCATAATCCGGGTCATTTTCTAAACTCCAACATGCTCCAGCTTCCCAACTATCAATGTGACAAAATCCGCAAGTTTCACAAGTAAATTCTGGATGGCACTCATGGCATCCCCTACAATCACAATCTATTTTGTTACCACATTTTTCACACTTCATCTAGCTGCTCCTTCAATTTATTTTTCGTTCCAAACGCTGTCTAAGCGTGTGCATGCGTGATATCTACCGTTTATCTTTACAACTCTAAAATCTGAAAGTCTGTAAGACTTTTTAATATATTGGTTTATCCCAACAACAAGATACTTGGGTGTTACTTCAAAAACTTCTAGAAAATCACTGTCGTTAAAACAAATCTTATCGCCTCTTTTTATTTCGTTTTTAGTAAACATTTTAAAACCTCATATTTTCGTTTCTAAGCACTTTTATCTTGTTCTTGATAAATTATCCATGAAATGGTTTAAACGCTCAATGTAACCGTATTTTTCATGAATTAGAGCTATCCAAACACAATCGCGACATCTTTAAGCTGGTTGTAGAGAAAATCGTCTAATTCAGCCCACGTCATTTTCTCTTTGTCGTTATACAACCAACAGATGTCTCTGTAAATCTCAACCAACTCGTGTTTATACTTTGCTCGCTCGTTAATATGTACTTCCTTGTCTCCTAAACCGTCATATTTCGCCTTTTTAGCTATGTTATACAGTTTAAACAAAGGGAATAATCTAAATGCGGACATGTCCTTTACCTCGCTTCATTGCTATTTCAAACTTCACTTACTTCACCATCTCTCATTATTTCAGCTGCCACTTCATTGCTGATTTTCTTAACCTGGACGATAGGAACAGGAACTGGTATTTTTCCTGAATCTGTTAATTCTTTACTTTTTTCAAAGAATATTTCGGTTGCTTTTTCATTGTCAATACCTTTAACGATTGCGATAAAAGTGATCGGGCTTAATACTATTTCTTCTTTATAAGCCTTTTCGACATATCGACAATACTGTTTATGAGTAATTCCTGGAATAAAGCTACGATAATATTCTGATAGCCCCTCATCAAGAGCCTTTTTTTTAAGAGTCCAAGCCATTCATGTATTCCTCGAATTCTTCTGCTGTCATTGTTTCTTCTTCTTTTTCAAATCTTTGATTAGACCAACTAGGTACAGATTTGACAACTTTATTATTTGTACTTTTAATCTGTGTCTGATTAAGATAGCTGTCAAACTTGTTAGAGAATAGCGTTTTCGGCTGCAAATAATTTTCTGCAGGCACTCCATTAAAGTTTTTACCCGACCAATTAACGACCATGTTGTCAATGACTGTTTTGAAGTCATCTAGCTTATAGCCTTCATTCCACCTTGACTTGATTAACTTTTTATTAGCCTCAACATTCCTAAAGCTACGGTTAGTTTTTTTATTTAGATAATTTAAAATTTCAGAATAAGGAATAACATCGTCAGATTTATCTGACATAGTATTTTTATCCTTACTCTTACTCTTACCTAACCTTACCTTACCTAACCTAACCTGTGTATCCAAACTGGATACATTTTGGATACATTCTGGATACATTTTTTCGTATGTCCCATTTTCTTCTACCCTTAATTGGCCTTTTTCCTTGATATACTGGGTTTTGTTGTACCTATCATTTTGAATATAATTGTGGATTTTCCAATCCTTTATCACAATAACTCCGCTATCAAATGGAATAATAAACTGTTTGGCAATAAGTATTTTTAAGTCATCATCAGTAGCTCCACTAATCAATTTAATTGTTTTAGGATTTCCAACAAAGCCATCATCATCGGCACTCATATTTAAGTAAAAATAGAGTAATTTTGCTGTTGGGGACATTTCCATAAAGAAATCTGTTTCAACAATTTTTTTACTAAACATTCTTCTTTGTGCCATAAATCACGCCTTCTAAAATCCTATAATTTCAATATGTTCTGCTGCAAAATGCAACATCATATCAGTAACTTCTTGAACACCTCGACCTGATTCAGCTGCAATAGCTAGAATTTGTTCATAAACATCTTTACTAGCAAACATTGGTTTGCGTGGTTGGCGTTTTGGTTTTTCTTGTATTTGTAAAATTGGTTCTTTTTCCATGATATTTCTCTTTTCTCTATATTTATTTCAAGTTTTATTTCAAATTAAAAGCTGGCAATGAGTGTTTATGTGCAGGCACTGAATACTCATGGACTTTACGGTCGTTACGCCACCCTCCAGCTTTGACTTAGTTAGAATGGTA